CGAGCAGTTAGGTGTGTCCCGACAGGTAACCCATAACTTGGTTGAAGAGTGCCTAGCAGAAGGCTGGGCCGAGGAATGTGACTGCTGTATAAGGCACTATCGTGCAAGCGCCATGCTGGTTGCCGAGGGCGAGGCTTATGCCAGATTCAATTGCGATCAGGTCAAGGACACAGGTGTCGTGGCAGCCTTTACTGCGCTGTCGTGCTATCAGAAACTGCGTCAAGACAGTTGACATTCACAGACGTAAACAAACCGCATATGTATTGTAGACGGAGCAATAAGGATGAAACTGACCCGCAAACAAAAGCTGCAACTCAGCCCGACGGCCAGAGCCATACGCGGCGGCATGATGCGTTTCAAGCGCAGGCTTGATATCCCAATGTTTCATGGCGACCATGTTGGCCAGACCGCCGATATACTGAGTGAGGTTGTACAGGAGCTGAACCGGCTCCAGCAATCGAACAGCCTTCGTGTTGCGGATCGGTTGATTTATGCTCAAGGGGCGTTGCTTGCTGCCAACAAACGGCTAGCCCGTATGGCACCAGGCGACCCCCGCCAGCGCGGCACCGAGGCACTGGTGTATGACCCCGACCTAAGAGACGACCGGGGCATCCTAGCGGTATCCAAGCTGGAAACGGAGTAAACAACAGCCACCTGTGATGGCTGGTATATGTACCAGACCTGACGCCTGGTGTTAGTTGAATGTGGTCTAGTCTTTGTATGAAAAACAAAGGAGGGAATTGAGCATGTTAGATCGTAAATGTCGCATAATGTATATTAGCCCTGTATTACAGGACGTTCTGTACACACAGGACAGACAGCACTCACAGACTAAATCAATCATCTGGAAGTTGATCAAGGGGGTAGGCATCGGCTTGCTGATCGCCTTGGTCCTCGTTGAAATCTGGGCGCTCTTCTGGTTCATGTGTGCGCTGGATGATGTGTGTTACGCCGCCAACACCGGGGGGCTGTGATGCCAAAGCTAACCAAAACTGGGGAAGAGATCGGCAGCTCGAACGGACACACGATTGTCCTTCACAAAAATAGATATGGCGGCACCCGGCAGAAAGAGCTGGAGAAAACCAAGATGGCGCTGCGCGGCGAGGACTTGCCGGCAGACACGATGAACATCGAAGCCAAGCTGCGGGGCAACTGTATGGAAGGCGGTGTCGCTGACTTTGCTCTGGCTTTGCTACGCCGCATGGTTCCTGGCTCCACGTCCATAGAAATGTGGGAACCCAAGGACGCTTTCCGCTACCCGCAGCACCGGATCGCCAGCTCCATAGATCGGATAATTGAGATCAATGGTGAGGGCGGTGAGCTGGTTCTGCACTGGCTGGACAAAGAATATAATCTGTCCGGCACTGGCATCTGCGAGATAAAGACAGACGCCTACCATGATGGCCGGCCCAAACCGGAGTGGGTCATTCAGGTCCAGCACCAGATGATCTGCGCCGAGCTGGACTGGGGAATCATTGCCTGCTTCGACCAGCATTTCAAAATGCACTTCTACCCGGTCCTGCGTGACCAGGCGCTGATCGATGTCATGCTGAAAGCATACGCGGAGTTCTGGCATCTGGTGGACACTGACGGTGACTACCCGCCGATAGAAGGGGCCGAGACTGACAAGCTGGTAGACATCACCGAGATGCTGCCGAAAACCAATCACGACTTGCAAGCAATGTGTACGGACTACCTCCGGGCTGCGGCTGAAGCCACGCAATGGGAAAAGACCCGCAAGCAGTTACGGGAGGGCATCATCTTTGTCCTGGATTCCATGCAAGTCGAACACGCCAAGATGCCGGGCTTTATCATCAAGTCAAAGACGGTGACCAAGCCCCGGCGCAAATCAGTTGAAACTGGAGAAACATACGAGAGCGTCAGCTTCTCAGTGAAGGAGGCAAACGATGAGTGATAAAAAACTGACGGTCCTTGAGCCGACCAACCTCACCGAGGCAATGGACTTTGCCAAGGTGATTGCACAGTCGCCGATGGTGCCTGATGCCTACCGCAATCAGCCAGCCAATGTCCTGGTCGCCGTCCAGTGGGGCTACGAGCTGGGGCTGGCACCGATGCAAGCTTTGCAGAACATCTCCGTCATCAATGGCAAGCCATCGATCTGGGGTGACAGCATGCTGGCCCTGGTCAAAGCGCATCCGGCTTTCCGAGGCATCAAGGAATACATGGACGGGGAGGTGGCGGTCTGCATCGTCAAACGTGCGCTGCCCAATGGCGAGATCGAAGAAACCAAGAAGACCTTTTCGATGTCCGAGGCAAAGCATGCCAAGCTGACTGGCAAGGCTGGTGCCTGGCAGAACTATCCGAACCGGATGTTGCAGCTCCGGGCGAGGGGCTTTGCTCTGCGTGATAGCTTCCCCGATGCCATCAAGGGACTGATCACTGTCGAAGAGGCGCGTGACTACGATGCCGCCGAAAAACGTCCTCCTGTAAAGGCCGTACAAGCCCCATCCGTAGCGTCTGAGGGCGATCCGATAGAAAATATTCTGGAGGCTGTCAGTGAAGCTGAGAGCGCCAGCAATGAGGGGGTCGTTATGCCGGAGTTTATTTTGGCCAAGCCATCCGGCGAAATGCAAACATATGGGTCACAAGACGAGTGGGCCAACAGCTATGCGGACCTGATGTTACAGATGCGGCAGTACGACAAGCTGCCGGCAGAGACGAGGCGGTCCCGGTTAAAGGAGCTGGAGGAGTGCAACGCTGAAACGCTGGGTCAGATTGATGAAGCCTTGGCCGCAGAGCTGAAGGACAAGCGGATCACCTTCAACAAGCAACTATCTATGGAAGCAAAGGAGGGTGGTGATGAAGCACGGACTTACGCTCAAGCAAAAAGCGGTGTTTGATTTCATCCGGCTTTACATCAAGGCGAACGGTGTGTCGCCGTCGGTGCGAGATATCGCGGACGGCAAGATAGATGGCCAACAGGTGATGTCACCACGCACCAGCTTGCAGTCGGTTCATCGCATGATCAAATGCCTGGAACAGCGCGGCTGGGTTCAGTCGCTGCCAGGCCAAGCCAGATCAATCACTATTTGCGATTAGACCCAACCATGCCATAGGCGATGGCAAACGCTTGCTTGCGGGGCTTGCCCTCTTTCATCAGCGTCATCGCCTTGGCAGCCACCTTCTTGTCGAAGGCTTCTTTCTTTGCAGTCTTGGCCATTATGCTTTCCCCTTGATCAAATCCTTGTCTGCCTTTCGAGCGCCGCCCTTGCCAGACACAAATGATTTTACCCGGCCCATCGCCCACTGATGGGCTGATACCTTTGGTCTACTGCCTTGAGAATAGTAGGCCCCCAACCCTCTGGAATACACCTTGTTCAGGGTGGAGGAACTAAACCGTCCAGCGCCAGGTATGCTGCTAAACTTTGCCATCAGGTCTTGCTCCTCTCTTTGCTGATCCTGTCCATCATGGCCGGCGTCAGCATGCCCATGCGGTAGAGCCGGCGGGTGCGTTTGATCTCGGCCCTAGTCTTGTCCGGGTTTTTGGACCCGCGCACATACTTTGATGGCAGGCCCGACTTCTTGTCCTTCGGGACAGGCTTGAACTTTCTTTTCATGCTGGCACCTCAATCAAAGCTAGACGATCGGATATCCGCTTGGCCCGGTTGGGGGTCTGCCTCGCCCACCGGCTGTCTAAAATCTCTTCGGCTAGGTCGCCCCATTTGTGCTCGTTGGCGTAGGCAATAGACTTCTTAAATTTATTCAGCGTCGGCCGGCCGAGCTGATAACACATATTGGCCAGGCAAAGCTGGGCCTCTTCCGGGAACGCTTCGAAGTCATCGAAGATAATCCGGCAGTCATCAAGCGTAACGGCAATGTCTGAATCAAACAGCTCATCAATGCGCTCATCGCTGATGGTGTCGCCCACTTCCATCGGCCATTCAGGGTCATCAGCCGTTAGAAGATGTCCAATCCCGACGGTCTTTTTTTGCATGCTGCAAAGGTACACGGCGTTCCGGCGTCCCTCGTCAGCAGCGATTTCTTCACGCAGTTTGTCGATGTTCATTTTTTCAGCCCCTTTATTCCGCGTAGCCCAAAGCTGGCAGCGATTGATGCGTACATGGCCCATTGAAACCAGTCCGGTGTGGTGGCCAATACTTCAAACCCACGATCTACATACGGTTGCAGGGGAGGGATGAAGCACATGGCAATGATGGCTATGAACAGGATCGTCCAGGCTTCGTCTTTCCAGCTATCCTTGCTGGCCTCTGCCATGATCTTTTCCCAGCCGGCTTCATGCGTGGCAGCGACCTTCATCACCTCGGCCTCGGCCTCTGCCTTTGCCACCTTCACCCTAGACTGTGCAGCCTTTTCATCTGCCTTGCCCTTCAGCCAGCCGCCGGCAAGCTCCGCTATGGCAGGTATCAATGCCTGAATCATTCGTAATCCACCCTAATACACATCATCTCTTGATTGTCTTCGCGCTCTATGTCCCGATCAATTTTGACTGCCTTCTGGTGGCATTGCTCTACAGTGTCAGCATCGATCAGTGGCGCGACGTTGTATTGAAACGGCGACACAGCAGTCACCAATATGACCACCCAGACCGTGTTCATTTTTCCGAACCTAGCCACACAGCAAACGCGCCAGTCATTGCGCCAGTAACCGTGGCTGTTAAGGCTGTTGCTTGTGATGTCATTGCGTCAGGCGGCAGCGACATGAACCATTCGATCACGCGGATATACATGAATGTCATCACAAACATCATGATGCGCGGCAGAATCTTCCAGGCCAGGAACCGCTCCATAGTTACTTCCATTATGAAAGCCCTTTCAGATATTGGACGAATAGATACAACACTGCGGCCCCCACAATCAGAATGGCTGGGATGACAGTCCACATGATGATGGCGTCACGAACTTTGGCCCGTCGCTCCAGCTCGTCCTTTTGAAGTTGACGCTGCCGAGCTATCTCCGCCTGGAGCCGCTCCCACTGGCCAGGCTTTCCGAAATACTGAAAAATCTGGTGCATCTCTGCCCGCATCTTGGTCAGCTCTTCCTTTCGGAAAAACTCATCTATACCGGCTTGCTCTGCGCCAGTGAGCTTGGAGAAGATGCTGTTCTTTTTTCTGGTCGCGCCAAAATTTAATTCAGCTTCAGCCTTGGCATATTTGGAGATCGGCCCCGATAGGCTATGCAAATCCTTGCCAGCTTTCACCGCTGAACTGATTGCCGAGCTGGCCGCAGAAATTGCCGCAAAGGCTGACATGGGGTCTATCATCAGTAAATCCTGGCATCCTTATCTACCAGCTCCGGCAGACAAAAACTGGTGATGGTCTTTCCCTGCTTGGACAGTCGTTGTGCGAAGTACACGCAGTCATCGACGCTGCGAAAATACATATCATTACTAACGAGGCGCTTGTCCTCACCTACGCCCACATAAACAAAGAGTAAGAACACATGGATCATCCATTAATTATAATCCCGATGAGCAGCAGTATTGTTGTGCCAGCACTCCCAACCATGATTGCTTCGAGGCGCTTCACACGACTGAGTAGCTCGACAAAACGCTCCTGGCTGAGAACGGTCAGCGTGTCCAGCTCGGCCTTTACTGATTGCGCCGTAGGCTTGCTCACTTCTTCTTCGCCGCCTTCTTGGCCGGCGCTTTCTTGGCTGGCTTCGGAGCTGGTGCCGACTTCGGCTTCAGCTTCGGGTTGAGGTCATATAGGTGGGGCATGAAGGTTCTCCCTAATTTGTCCAACAACAGTTTCATGCGTCTGATCATTGTACAGTCCTACTAAAAAATTAGAGACTCTGCGCGTCCATCATCTCTTGATACGCCGTCTTCACACTATCGCTCCACACGGCATTACAGATGCCCTGCACCTCAGTGCTTTCGCCGCTTATGTCGGTGTCTGCCCAAGTGTCGCCGGTCTTGGTGCTGCATTGCAGAACATGACGGTGGAAGCTGCGGCTAATCTCTGCGCCGTCACGTTCAATCACGGTTGCGGTTCTAATCTGTATGCTGCGGTATGGACCCACACACTCGATTTTGTCTTCTTCTGTTCGTTCTGTCAGTGCCATTTTTATCTCCTTTGGCTTTGGACTGTCCGACCCGCACCTCTGGTGGGGTTATGCTGTCATGTAACTTCCGACGATGTAAATATCGTTCAACTCATTGACTGCACTGTCATTGGCTCGAACAAGGCCGCCGTCTGATTTACGATAGAACTGTATTTCTGTATCGTTGTTCTGGATGAATAGCGTAGGTCCACCATCCGTTATGTAAAAATCATTGTTGTATATTAAGTAAGCACCACCTGTTGGTACTGCAGAATTAGAGGTGAATGGAAGCCCAGATATTCTAACTTGTGCAGAACTTACTGTTGCTGCGCTTGCTCTGATTGCAATTTCAAAATGGACCATTCTACCTATTTTTGTATATCTGCCTTGCCGCAAAGAAGTATAGCTAACGCTTGACATACCTTCAGAAAAAGATGGCGTGAACGTACCCTCCTCATAATCATCCAGCGTATTTGCCGCGGTCGAATTAGCAGCACCCGCACCAAGCACAACGCCGCCTGCAAGCGACAGAACACCGCCACTTACGTTATGAAAAGCTGCGCGTAAAGCGCCGGCATTATAAATATAAGCCGCTCCATCATCACGTTGAACAAAGCCAAA